AAACATCGAATATCTGGAAACGCTGTCATACGGACCCAATTCATAACGGCGGGTCTTGCCGGTCACGTCTATCGTTATATCCTGTGTTCCGTCAAATGATACTCCGTTGATCTTACGGGCTGTTTCAAGTTTTTTGGCGCTGTCAGATAACTCTGACGCACTTTTTATGCCCTCTTCCATATGATTAAAATTTTCAGCTGACATAGGAGTTCCCTGCTGTACGACCTTTCCTGCAGGAGTGATTGAAACCGTTCCGTCGCTGTTTTGATTGATACGGTAACGATTATCGGAAAAAATATGATCTTTCCAATTTGTCGGAATATATCCCATTATGATTCGCCCTCCTCATATACACGGAATTTTAATTTCATAATCAGTATTTGTCCGGATTTTTTTACTATATGTTCTTCTCTCTGCCCTATAACCGAACCCATACCCAAAAGCTGAATTCCGGTTACTGTACCGTCTGCGGCTTCGGGTATTGTTATTGTAATAACATATTTTCCGTCAATTTCCGAGGTGTCGGTTATTTCCGCATACTTCCACTGATCTCCGTCAAGCTGAAACTGACAGCTGTCTACTGTATTAAGTACCGTGGAACTCAGCATATTTAAAATATTTTCTTTCCAGAACATTTATACACCTCCTGAAATTGGTATTTGTCCGCATGAGTAAAGACCGCATAACGGTAGATCCGTACTGTAAAATTCACGTTCAAATGACAGAAATATCGGTGCGTCTATACCGAATGAAAGCTCATATTCAATATGCGCCGGAATCTTTTCACTCAAAAGATTTTTTACTTCCTGCAAATAAATCTGCGGACTGTTTCCTCTTTCTGCATTGATATACAAGCAATTATTGCCTTCCGAATCAAACGGCTCAAGACTGCATTTTACTTCTCCGCCCGTATACGCCTTTATCATATCGGAAATTACAGAAGCTGAAATTTTACCCGAACCGATCAGTCTTGCTTTTACAAGTCGGCGGCGTTCTTCAATCGGTTTTAAAGAATCCGGAATAATGCCCATAATTTTTTCATAAGAAGAAATCACACTTTCATCCGCACTGTCTATAAACTGATTGGAAAATACCTGTTCAATACTATTTTGCAGATTGTCGGCAAGTCTGCCCTGAGCCTTGAGAATTTCAACCATTTCATATACTTCACGGTAAAAGACCGGATAATAGGTTATTAGCTCCTCATAGTTGTTTTTATAATAACTTTCAAACAGCTTCAATTTCAGTCACCCCCAAAATAGGCACACTTTCAGCGTTTACCGCAATATTTTCGTCCGAACCGTTAATGACGAGATTTCTGTAATCTGCTATTTCAGTAACATCGGAAATCACAGCGCCTATTTCAGAAATTCGTATCATAATTTCCTCTGCATCAGAACTGTTCATTACCTGCGTTTTAAAACAATTCTCTATCCCCGATTTTATTGACTCCTTTGCCGCTTCAAAGCTAAACCCCTGCTTTACCTCAATCGTAACGGAAATATCTATATACTCGCTTTCAGCTGCCGCAGCTGTAAAATGAGCGCCTATAGGAGCGCAGCCCTCGCCCAGTCCCAGACTGTCAGGGTCAACATACTCTTGTACTTCATTTACAATATCTTTTCCGCACGGAAGTCCGTTTAAATCTATAAGAACTGCCTTTACAGTATTGGGGCCGTTCCACAGCGGAAAGATTTTTGCCTTGCCTACGCCGTCAATACTTTCGCACCATATTTTGTAATGCTGTTTGTTTCCGTTTTCTCCCGAACCGGATATTTTGTCTTTCAGACGGCGGCGCAGACTTTCATCATCTTCCGGCGTTGTACCGTATTCAATTACCGTACCGAATTCTGCTCCTTCAAGTCCCGATATAGTATCAACGGGAACTGCCGCTGTTCCGGGGAAAATATTATTGTATTCCGTTCCTGTTTCCTCGGCTTCAAAGTACCAGCCAGATTCATCGGTTTTAAGTACAAAATACAGTCCATTGTAAAAGAAACGTTCATTTTCTTCTGTAACAGTTCCCATAATTGCGGCAGTATATCTTGCCTTTTCAGCTCCATGACGTGTAATTCCGTACTCAGACGCTTTGGAATCAAGATATTCTCCCGAAGCGGTTTCTACCTGTGAAAGCGAAAATATCAATTCAAGATCAGTATAGTATTTTGCGATTTTAATAAGGATTCCGGAAACTGCATCATAAAAAATGCTCCCCGGACGTGTGTCAATATCGTCGGGAGCATTATTTAAAACCTCTTCAAGAAGTTTTTCATAAATATAGCTTTCAAACATCATATCACCTCACTTATCTGAGTTTCACCGAATATAGTATCGGCTTTGAATGAAATAAAGGCTTCATCATTCTTAAAGTCTATTTCAAAATCATAAACGTCCAGTATTCGTGTATCCTGCGAAAGAGCGTCCCTGACTAATTCTGGCAAGGCTGTTTCTATCAGTTCGGGAGTTGATACCTCGTCGTAGACCATATCCTTCAGCTCTCCGCCGTAATCGTCATCATAAATAAGGCACTTGTAACGTGCCGTTATTATCGCTTTTCTTATCGCCTGATTTACTGCTTCGATCCCGTCAACAGTACCGATAATTCTTCCCGAATCAAGGTCAAGACGGTATGTGCGTGTGGGCTTTTCCGTCTCTTCTTCAATAGTATCAATGGGAATTTCAATATCTACCGCCATTTACATCACCGCCCTGTCCAACGCATAATACTTTTTGCCGTTATTAAATACCAGTAAATGTACATATTCTCCCGTATGCAAATCGGAAAGTCTTTGAGGGACGATTGGGAGCGGCGTAAGCTTTTCATCATTTATTACCTGTACTCTGACAGGATTTTCAGAAATGACCCTGCCTATTACAACATCATTTCCCTTTGGCAGCATTTGCTGCATCAATCCTTTAATACTCGTTGGATTATCCATTCAGACCTCCTATTCATTCACGGAATTAAGCGTAAGATTCATTGTATGACTTCCCCCTTTGAAAGTATGAGTATCTTCATCGACATAGAAAGTACGCTTTATTCCCAGTTCATCAATTATTACATAAACTCCCACACCTGAAATTACATCGGGTATACCCAAAGCCTCAACACTCAGGCTTATTTCGGGAGTACTGATTTCTTTCAGCGTTTCTTTGATATGCTCCTGAAGCTTGGCTTCTGAAAGATCATCGTCCTTTTTTTCGATATCCTGAAAAATACCGATTTTCTTTTCAAGCTCGGTATTCTTCTTAACGTCATAAACCTTATCTTCGTCAGAGAGAATTTTTAAACGTGTCTTTATATCCTCAATACTCTTTTTGTATGTATATGACATAATATTTCCGCCTGTTTCAAGAACCCATTGAAGTATATTTTCACGACGTTTTATAAGGCTTAAAACTCCCTTTGAGGAATTCACATAATACTTTGTTCCCGTAGCTTTAAAATCCTGAGAAATGGCGTCGAGTATTGCGTCCCATGCAGTTGTTTTTGACTTTGTAAGCTCCGGAATTTTGTATGATGTCTTTGCAACGTCTGAATATTTAATACCGAAACGCTTGCATACATCAATAAAAATATCGTGTACGGTTTTGTTCTCGTACACGAATGTATCTTTATTGTTTGACAGGTAAATACCGTTATCATAGGCGGTAATTGGCATTTTAAAGCTTTCGGACTGCTGTTGTGACATTATCATACCCCTAAATAATTCCTTGCCCTTATAACTGAAAATCAATTGATGACCTTTTGTGACATCTATTCCGCTTTGTGCGCCTTTGCAGTCCAAAAGCGAAATGCTTACAGACCGTGCGGCAGAACCCTTTCTCCCTTTCCATTTAATACTTTCCACAAGTTCTGAAATATCGAAGGTCTTACCGTCACGGTATAAAATTAAACTGATATCGGACATAACTTGCCTCCTTACGGTATTGTTAATACCTGACCTGCCTTTATCAGATTAGGATTAGAGCCGATGATTTTTTTATTGGCTTCGTAAATTTTAGTATACTTAGAGCCGTCTCCATAATACTTTTTGGCAATATTGTAAAGACAGTCTCCTGATTTTACGGTATAAGTCTTAGGCTTTGATTTAGTATTTACTCTTGCGTTTGTCTTTTTGGGAGCAGACGCTTTTTTGTTCTTGTTAATATTTATCTGCCGTACTCTTACCGTCTTATATGATTTCAGTGAAATGGTATAATCATAAGAACCAACGTCTCCGCCGCTTTGGGAGTAGGAAAAGCTTTCAATTGTTGCATACCATACAATATCGCATTTAGTTATATACAGTCGGACAACAGTCTTTTCATTTAGCCATGTGGATATTGCATTTATATACGCATGGGGTAAAAGAGGTTTTTTCACAGTACAGCCGGGGAAATACGTCTTGGGGAAAAAGGACGAAAATGAAATCGTAACGGCTCTGGGTTCTTGTAATACGGTAGTTTCTCCAAGTCCGGCAATGGTTACACTCTGATTGTTGCCGTTTCTCTGAATCTTGATACTTTCGGGATTCACAGGTAATTGACGCTTCTTTTTACCTGCCTCAAGCCATATTTGATATTTGCTAGAAGTCATAAGAGTCTTCGCCCTCCTCAAATAATTCAGTTGAAATAATACTCATAAGTGCAGGCTTTAAATTTTCTATAAGGATATCCGCCACCTGTTCCTTATCCATATTGCTCTTTACGTTTATAGAACCTTTTCCGTTAATATTGAGATCAACTTCACGGCGTGATACTGATTCGGTTTTGTTTTCAAACTTTTTTACAGGGGATTCAGACGGGGGAATGCTGAAATGATTATCATCTGTTACAGCATCAATAATTCTGTTAGTTTCATCTGCCGGAAAGACCTTAGCACCTTTTTTTCCTATAATAAGCTCAGGGCCCTCATCACCCGCAATAAAAACATCATCGGCATATGTTGTACCATTTGCATTTCTTTTAACTGTTGTTGCAGTAGTCGCACCTGAAGATGAAGGCGTTGTTGTTACTGACGGTGTTGAACCGGAATAAGATATTTCGGGTATATTGAAAGACGAACTATTAAAAACCGCCTGCACATCATTAATAAGACTTTGTGCGGCAGCAACTGCGGCGCCTTTCTGACTAGATATAGCATCGGCGTATGCTTGAACCGTATTAATTGCACTTGTTTTAGCAGGTCCTTTCAATTGTTCTAATTCATCTATTTTATCAGATGCATTTCTAACAAACTCCTGCATTTTGTTCTCATAATCAGTTGTCCATTTTGCTGTTGAATCAGCAGTTTCGCTTTGCAGTTGATCAATTTCGCTGCGTGTTTCTATTACATCCGTTACTGCCTCTGCATTTCCCTCTTGAATTTGCATTGCTGCATCGGCTATTAATCCGGCGGCCTCAGGTGTACCCGAACGTACATACGACATAAACGCATCATATTCAGCTTGTGTAACTCCAAGTTGCTCAGCTGTTACACTGCTCATATATTCAACATTAGCCTGATAATTCTGCCAATATTCTAACTGTGAATCTGCAGCAGCCTGAGCTTTAGCTACTGTAGCTTCTGCATTTACTTGTGCTTCGTCAAACAGCCCGAACTGTCCCTGAAAACTTTCATAAGCAGAATTGTATGCCTCATCATATGCCTCGGCTAATTCAAGAATCTGATCGGATACCTCAGATAAGCCATATTTTGCTGCCTCCTGCGGAGTCATATTTTCAATAGCTTCTTTCGCTGATTTCCCTAAATCGTTGTAAACATTGGCTACATCATCAAGAGAACCAATATATGAATCCCAACCATCTTCATAACCGGCATCAGTATACAATGTATAAAGCTGATTTTTATAATTACTTACATCATTTATAAAGCCTTTGTAAGTTTCGGCATAGTCTTCATCAGTTTCCAGCACACCTTGTATTTCTTCAGCAGTTATTGAATCACTTGACCTGCCCAATTCCTTCAAATCTTCATATATCTGAACTTTAGACTTCTTTTCAAAATCCTCTAATGAACGAACAGCGTTCAGGTATTCTGTAGAAACATCTCCTGATGCAAGCTTAGATTGAGCATAATCCTTAATACTCTCCTGAGCAAATGTTGCCATCTGTGAATTTATATTAGTCGGATCGAATCCTGTTAATTTACCCGTATCATAATCAACCTCAATATTACAATTAAACGTATTATTAAGGTAATCGGCATATTGAGACATCATATCAAGGTCGGCATTGGTTAATTCAGACTGCTTGGACAATGCTTCAAGCTGAGCTACTGCAACCATTCCATTTTGCCAATCCTTGTCTATCTCGTCCATTTTACCGTTATATTCAGCAGTAAATGAATCAAGAGCCTGCTTGCTTTCTTCTAACCTCTGAGCATAATCAGCTGCAAATCCTCCACCTTTTTGATACTGAGCATTAAGAGTTTCAAGTTCAGAAGCAAGACCTTGTGCCGCCTGAGATTCAGCTCCGTACATATTACAGACATTTTCATAAGCTGTTCTGGTATTGTCAATTTCTGTACTGCATTGTTCAAGCGTTCCGTTGTAGTCCTCAACGGCATCAGTATTGCTTTTAATTACATTTGTAAACGAAGCTACTCCTGCAACTACACCTGCTATACCTACAGCAATCATAGCTCCTTTTACCAGAGGATTCGCTTGTAAAACAGCGGTAAAGGTTTTAGTTGCCGCCGAAGCCACCTTAGAAGCTACGCAGTATCCGGTCAAAGCTACAGTGCCTATTCCTAAAGTAACACTTACCCCTGTAATTGCCGCTGTCACTCCCGGATGTTCTGCTGTAAATTCTGAGAACCCGTCTACAACATCAGCAACACCGTTATACAAATCTGAAATAACCGGATTCAACTGCGAACCTATTGTAATACCAAGATTGCCGAAAGCGTTCTGCATTCTCTTCTGAGCGTGTTCCGTGGTATTGGTCATAGTCATGTACGCTTTTTCAGTCGCTCCGGCTGAATCCTGCATTTTGCCCAGAGTGCTGTTAAACTCTGCCGCTCCTGCATTAAACAAAGCCAACGCACCGATTCCGGCTTCCTGACTTCCCCAAAGGTTATTAAATGCCGTGGTATCTCCGTTTACGCTGTCTCCGATGACAGTCAGTACATCACCCAGTGAATAACCGCTTTCTGTAAGCTGTGCAAAAGACTGTCCGGTTTGCTCCTGTAAAACTCCGGCAACCGCACTTCCTGTATCACCGAGTTCATTCAGCATGGATTTTAAATATGTCGTTGACTCTGCCGTGGCAATACCGTTTTTTGTGAGAATAGCATAACCGGTTGAAAGATTATCCATTTCAACGTTATATGCCGCTGCAAGAGGAATAACACGCCCCATGTTCTGAGCAAGTTCATCAACGGTTGTCTTACCTAGATTCTGAGTTGTTATCAGCATATCTGACACTTGTGTTGCTTCTGATACAGCTAACCCGTAAGCGTTTATAGCCGTTGTCAGTACGTCCGCAGCTGTTGCCTGTTGAGTAAATCCTCCCACAGCAAGCTTATTGGCTTCATCAACGAACTTAACGGCATAGGCAGTATCGACACTGGCTGAAATTGCCTGATATGTGGCTTCTGTTAAATCGCCTGCACCTTGTCCGGTGGAACGTGAAAGAGCCATAATGTCGGATTCTATAGTACTCAAGGAAACCTGACTTGTATCGGCAATTGTGGAAACCTTTGCAATACTTGCCTCAAACTGTGCCGCTGAATTACTGCAATCAAGAAACGCTTCGCCGATTTTTTTAAGTCCCATGATTATTCCTGCACCGGCAATAATTGATTCCAGTTCAGAAATAGCGTTACCGCCCTTATCTCCCAGTTTTTCACTGTCATCAGCCGCCTTTATCATGGCGGCACCGTACTCCTTAGCCTCCTGTTCGGATTTATTGAGAGAGTCGGCTACTTTTTGCTCAGCAGAAGCAGTTTTGTTTGCAGAGTTATATAATTGTTCGTCTGCTTGTGCAGCTTCTTCCAAAGCAGCGGCATTTTTTTTAGCTGCGGCAGTGTCAGATTCTAAATTCTGTGCCTTCTTTTCAGCTCGCTTAGCAGCTTCTTCCTTAGCCTTAGCAAAACGTCTTGCTTGTTCGGTTCGTTCGGCAAGAACCTTTGTATCTTCTTTTGAAGCTTCGGTATTTTCCCGTACTGTCAAAAGCTCCGATTTAAGATTTTCATGCAACTCTTTTGCCACTTGCGCAGCTTGTCTTTTGGCATCTGCGTCTTTATGTGCTTCTATCGCTGCCAGTCTTAACTTTTCAGCTTCATTAGAAAATTCTTTAGCAAGAGCTCTTGTAGCGGATATATTACCCGAAGTGCTGGCTTCAAGCTTCGCAAAAGAGGTTGCCGTCGATGTTGCGGTTTTAGCAGTACGATTCATGGAAGAATCAGAATTTTCCAACGCATCAGCAGCTTTTTGTTCAGATTGTGCCGCCTTATTTACCGAATCGACAAGCTTATCTTCCGCCTGAGCCGCCTGAACAGCCGCCTGAGCATTATTATCCAAATTAATATATGCTTGTTCGGCAGCATCCGCTTCTTCACGCAATCCGGCAGCGATTTGTTCTGAGGTCTCAGCCCTTTGACGTGCAATTTCTACGCTTTGGCTCATAGATTCAGAAGCTTTTTCTTCGGCCGTACTCTGATTTAAAAGTTCTTCATAATGCTTTCTGTCAGCTTCTGCCGCACGTTCGGCTTCATCTGCTTTCAGCTGCAATGACTGTGCATTTTTTCTCAATGTCTCGGATTCTCCGTCTATTGCAGCGGAAACCTGTTCTGACTGTGATACAATACCCGACATTTCGCCGGAAATCTTTGATATTGAGGCGGAGGCTTCCGAAAACATTTTTGCCGACTGCCCAACAGAGGAGTTTACGCCGAGAAAACCGTCTTCAAGACCGGCAACAACCTTTTCTCCGATTTGACCTATGCTTGTTAATATAGGACTTATCCCGTCTGTTGCCTTAAATACGGCATTCATTACATATGACATTACAGCCTCACCCCGCATTTAAGCATAGCAAGCAAAATTTGTATATCTATCCTGCAAGGGTCGTTTAACTCGCACAATTCGGACGCAATGTAGAAGAGTTTTGTGCGTTTAGGCATTTTCTCAAACTCTTCCATACGCAGTCCGTGGCGCTGCCATAAGACATGCGCCCAGTATTCAAACGATCCCTTGCAGGTTATTAGTTTTTTGCTTCTTTAACTTCGTCTGAATCTTCGTCCTTTTTTATAAGTCCAAGCACTGACATAACGGAATTAAATACCTGACTGTATTCTCCCGGTCTGTGAAATACTTTAAGCGGCATTTCACTGATATCATAGCAGTGATAGAAGTCCATTAGTTCCTTAGATTTTAAATCGGGGTAAACCAACGCTTCAGCGACGATATGTCTCATTGCTCTATTAATATCATTTTCTGTCTGGAATACTACTTCACCGTTCGATAGATAAGGACTTCCTGAATTATCCAGAGCAATAGAACGCTTGCGGTAATTGTCTTGAATTTTTCTTATCTTGTCATTGGAAATTGTTTTAATTTCAAGTTCAAGACGGTTTCCGTTTTCGTCTACAAAACTCTCCGGTGCAGGAGCATTTACGATTTCTTCCTTCTGTTCTCTCATGAAATAGCTTAAATTCTTTGTCATTTTTATGACCTCCATAATATTATAATAATTTTTTGCGGAGCAGTTTTACGTCTTGACCGCTTTCGGACATAAAAATAAGACGTATAATACGTCTTAAATCACATCTTTCGCATTAAAAGAAATAGCGTCCTCTCTTACTCCTCCGGCAGTATCCAGAGCCATAAGAGGAATGTCGCCTGTAAATACGCAGCCTACTGCGGTAACAGTATCAGAACCGTACATCTGATAATAATCAGAGCCTTTATCGTCCATTACGCCTTGGATCGTGCATTCGGGCGTTATTCCGTCTTTCTGATATTTCTGAACTATCTCCTTATACCATGGAGTTGATATTCTTCTTGTGATAGTTCCCGTAATTGTATATCCCATCCAGCGTGAGCTTGGGGAACGTTCTCCCAATACCTTTCCGGTATACACATCAGGTGTAAATTTCAATTCAAACTTAACACCGTCAAGTATCTGCACACCGTCTACAAAAACCTTTCCCTCGCTGAGCGCTATGGGATTATCGTTGTATCTTTCCATAATTTAAACCTCCTTATCTGGTCTTTACTGTAAAATATAACTTTTCTGCACTGTCTACAGGCTGAATTCCTACATTGAAATAAGTACTGTCGCCCTTGCTTTCGCCCCTGACCACTGCAAAATCAGAATCATAGTCAACATTCCGGATAGCTCCTGCGTCAAAGAATTGCTTTAAAATACTTCTTCCCATACCGTCCATAATATCCCAACCGTTTTCATTGTTGCTGTATTTATTAGGCGGGAAATTCAATCTAATAGATTCTGCAAAGCTGTCAAATACTCTCAGAACCCTGTTCTTGCTGTAGGATTTGTCTTTTCTGTCTGTAAACGATGTGAGACTGTTTATGTCATACTCAACTACAACATCTCCGTTTTCGGAATATGAGAAAAAAAACTCGCCGTTCTGGATTGCCGCAACTGCCTGTTCATGAGTTTTAGCTCCTGCAACACTTTCCGCACCCACATAGATTTTATATGTGTTGCTCTGAACGTTTGAAGCGGAAGCGTCCGCACCTGCGACCCATGCTGTGGCTTGTGCATTACTAAGCGTAACGCCGTTTATTACAACGGAATTTGTAACGTTAATAATACCCTCATAGTCGGCTTTGTAGTCGGGAACAACAGCCTTGACGCCTCTTCCTACATTTTCCCTCAGATACTTTATCTTTGTAACACACGCCGCAAGCAATGATTCTTCCGTTACAGGGAAAGCAAGAGTATTGAAATTAACGCTTTCCATATCGTCAAGAAACGCTGCAATGTCAGAATTTGCAGCCGTACCGTCCGTACCTCCTGTAAGCGAAACCCCTGCTGCTGCTTCAAGAGAAGTACCCTCTGAGGCTGTAAATGTTATGTACTTACTGTCGGTCAGAGCTGAAACATCTGTAACACCTTCAAACGCTTCAACAGTTGAACCGTCAAGATAAACGGAAACGTCAAAGCCTGCTACAGGATTCGCTGCAACGGAATAACTGAGAGCATTACCTCTTGAGCCACCGTATTTTGCAGTTGCTGACAAGCCTCCGCCTGTAATTGTTGCTTTAGTTCCTGCCTTGGCAATGTATACAATTACCGTACTTGCATTTTTAAATGCTTCACGAATAAGCAGCATTGACGGGTCATCGTCATATACGCTGTAACCCAGCTTGTCAATTGCCGAATCCACCGATTCATTTGAAATAGTTATAAATTCCTTTTCCGGACCGTATGAATGATTGATCAGTGGGATCAGAACCATTCCTCTGTCGGAAGAACCCAGCGTACTTTGATTTGAAGCCTCAAAATTAATGTAAGTACCCGGTCTTACTTTTCCTACAGACTTATCGAATGTTCCTCCTGCCATAATTATTTAACCTCCTTGTTCTGCCAATTAGAAATAATTTTCTTAATTTCCGAGACAGTAAATTCACCGCTCAGACCGTATGTCACACCGTCAAAGGTGCTTTGAGTTACACCGAAAAGCTTAAGACTGTTTTCCCTCAGCTTTTCAATTGTAAACTTAGGCGCAGGAGATGTCTGAATCTCCCGCTTTATATCTTCATTTTTGGTTTTCATATTTTTCCTCCGTTCAAGTAAAAGTTTTGTATTAACTGCGCTTCTTCGCAATTGTACGGTCTTCTGCTTACCCAGCCGACCTGCATCTGATATGCGCATTCATCTGATTTTTTTAGCTGAACATCCTGAATTCTTATATATTGCCCTGTGGTTTTTCCGTTAATGTCAATCGCAGGGATAAGCTTACGAGCAGCGTTGATACTGTGAAACACAGGCAGTGCAAGCTCATAGGCAAGTTCAGTACTGGTGTGAAAGAAATTCACAAATATATTGTAATCCGCTCCATATGTACTGAAAGTATCGGGTTCAAAAGTGATTTCCGGAGACGGAAAATACACTGACGGAACAACGAAGTTTTCAGGCATGTTATGATAGTAAGGCACAGGATTCCCGGCAGAATCAAGAATAAACTTAATTATACTTGCAACCTCTTTTTCAAGCATAAACCCTCCTTAGTGCATGACCGCACCGGACAAATCGAATTTTATTTTACGGAATCCGTTTTTTATTGGCACGACCATACATTTTTAAAAGTAATTATCCATCCATTGCTGAACCTTTGCTTCAAGAAGTCCGGGTATCATTTTTTCCATGATTTTTATTCCGCTTTCCCAGAAATGTCTCCCCTCAATCCATTTTTGCTTTAACATCATACCGCTTTTAGCAGATGGATCATAAATGAATCTGTTTCCGCTCCAACGTCCGGGGACAAATCTCATAGCTTCACCCTTGCCGCAGGTCCAGTGACCGTCGTTAACGAATTTTGCATATTCAACATTTGTACCCACTTCAACAGTCAAGTCTCCTTCGGAAAGTTCCGCATTTCCGTTATCTCCGATATGAAAACTGCTCAGCAAAAGCCTTGTATCTATAACCTTAAGCCGAATTATTTCATCTTGAATGACTCTTAGGAATTCAAGTCCCAGTCCCTGCACAAATACCGAAAGAGCTTTTTTGAAATCACCGTTTCCGGCAGAACTGCATTTGCCGAAAAACTGTTTCATGTCGTCTGATTCAAACATTTATTTAAGCGCCTCCTGTTCCTTTGTGCGCTTGATATATACAAAAATGTGATGACCACGGATATTTCTAGGTCTTTCAGCTGTATATTCAAGTCCCGTTTCACAATCAACTACCTTGTCATTAATTCGTATATCCGTACCGATGGACAATGTAAGCTTTATCCTTTCAGTTAATATATTCTGCGGATTTTTCTGTTCAACAGACGAATCAAGAGACTCTACCCCGAAATGGCATGTAACATTTTTTAGATCGGGGACGTCTCCGTAATTAAAAGAAACAGTATCAGGCAAACCGTATCCTACAGTACTTTTAAACTTTTTCAAGTGATAGATATCGCATTTATGGTCCAGAAGATTTTCTAATGACATTTTAAAGCCTCCTTAACCGCATTGTAACGCCGCTTCTGGGTTTTACCTTTATAAATTCCTCAAGAAGCGGTTTAATACCCAGAGTATCGAAGCTGACAATACTGTTTTCAGCCGTATAACTATAATCGTCAAAGGTCTCGGATTTAATGCTCTGAGCTGAAACCACAGAATTATAGCCGTAAGTCTCGGCTAAGAGAATCACGGCTGTTTTTACATTCTGCGGTATTTCCTCATAATCGGAAAAATCATTGTTTGTATATGAAATTACATACTGCTCAGCTCTTGAAATATCAACGGCAATACGTGTATCGCTTCTTTCCTGAACTGATTTAATTTCCGTATAGTCCCGCACCTCTTGAGGAGTTACCCATGGTCTGACCGCCATGTTATCACGCTCTTTCAAAAAATCCAGTTTTCATCAGCTTGTCTGCTATATCCGGAGGAACAGGCTCAAGAACGCCCTTGTTATATACCTTTCCGCCGGATGTAAATGTTGCTCCCTTCGCCAGACGCAGCACCGCTTTGCTGTTCGGATCAGCAGCAACAGACTTTTCTTGAAAAACTTTTTCCTTTGCAACATCAGGTTCTTCAGCAACCAGCGGCGACATATCTTCAGCATAAACGGAAGTATCTTCTGTACTGCTCTCAGCCGGTTCTTCAACGAAGTCCGGCTCTGTTATCTTGTGATTTTCATCGACCTTTTTTCTCGGCATTTTAAAAACCTCCTTTAAACTGTCTGCTCAGTATCGCCTTTTTCCGTATCGGTCTGTGCTGTAAAGTTTCCGCCGATTACAAGCGCATCGGGATTATTTATTTCCATATCAAAATCCGCAAGAAGAGTATATTCGTGTCTTGTTTTACGGGGAACAACATCATGGTATACTTCAAGACTCTGACCGTAAATACCGTAGATAAGATTTTCATAAGGAGTAACAATCTGAATATCGTCGGGGATAAATGCTACCGGTACAATTTCAAATCCGTCATAGCTTACGTTTTTACCGCCTGTTATCAACGCATCACCGAGAGCGGTATTTCTTGCCTGAAGCTGCTGTTTGTACTTTCTGTTGACTGTCGGAGAACAGAAAATCTTTATCTTAGATTTATCTTCCTCGGTGTAAAGGCTGTAATATTTGTTAGGCATAGCCGCAAGAAGTCCGGGAAAAACCGTATTTAAATAATCTGCACTGCCCTCTGTGTCAAACTTGTGAGTGTCGCTGTCCTCATTGGCAATCTTGATCCAGCCGTCATTGATATTGATGAAGTTATCTGTGTCGGATTCGTCTCCCAAAAAGGCAAGCTCCACGGTATCATTGGCAAACCGCTGTGCAAAAAGCTTTGCAAGAGTAGAGTTTACATTCTTACCCTCAATATTTTCTTTCATGTACTGGAATGAAACGTCATAAGGCATCACAACGCCTATCGCTTTAAGAGAACGTCTTTTCTGAGTTACCGTACCTGTTGCGGGATTATCGGCATTCTCAACCTGTCGGCGAAGTGCTCGCTTATTAACTTCAAGACTGTCAAGGTCTCTGGTTGTTTTGGTCATTTTGATAAAATTTACTTTCTTCAGGAATGAAGAATAGTCTCTCATGAATGTTATGAACTGATTTGCCTGTTCGGCATTCATTCTTCCTCCGTTACCCAGTGCGGAAGTGTCTACTGCCGCTTTGGCGATTATATTTCTGTTTGATTGCATTTTCTTGTACCTCCTTTATACAAATAGTCCATTAAAAAGATCGTCGCTTTTGCCTACAGACTCCGGCTCGCCGTTGAGATTTGTTACAATTCCTCTTGCCTTGTACAGAGGTCCCATAGCGCTTTTTACCATTTCAGCAACTTCTTCCTTAGTAACCGATTTATTCTTTTGTGATTCGGCAAGAACTTCCCTTATTGTATCAACAATAAACTTCTTGGTTTTTTCATCAAGCTTATCCGAATTCTTACTGCTTCCGCTTTCGGCTTTCTGAATTTCATTTTTGATGAAATCCATTACTTCTGCTTTTGTCATCTTTTCCTCCGTTTCTCCTGCTTCTTCAAGCAGTTTTCCTATACTTTCATAAATTGATTTAAGACTTGCAATATTTTTTGCGCTGAGAGTTTTTCCGGCTTTCATGACCGTGTCAGTATCATCTGCCAGAATACCCTGAACAATCTCCGAAAAATCTGAAAGACATTCCTTAATTTTCTCAGAATCTGTTTCAATTTCAGAATCTCCGGTCAAGCTATTACGCTTAAACAATGTATCCTGTAAGCTGTAAAAGGCATTCCAGAATTCTTCTGACTTGTTTTTCTGCTTAAACCTTACAGCCACCTCGCTTTTTTCCACGACCTCAAAACCAAACATTTTAGCAAGCTTCTTGAAAAAGCTTTTGCCCTCTGATTTGCTGAGACTGTCCGGATCAACATCATCCTCGCTGTAAATACCCGTGCCGCCCATTGAAAATCCGGTTATTTCGCCCTTTTCAACTGCTGCCCAGACATCGGGGTCTGTGATTTCAACGGTCATCAGCCAAGTACCCTTTTTGACTTTTTCCTTACCGATCTCAAAATCCGCTTTGGCTATCCAGTTCTCCACAACTTCGGCTTTTTCAAACTTTTCAAAGTTGTGCTGAATGTCAATACCGTCTCCGTTTTTGGCAAACCAATGCGCTGCTTTGCGTATTTCTTCTTCAGTCATGTAGTCGCCCTGTGAATCCTCCGTCATAGGCTCGTAGACAATACCCGTCACATAATGACTGTCGGTATCCGTCTTTACGATTTTACCGTATGCGGAAAATGAAGCTTTACCGTCTTCGGCTTTGGTTATAAGGAAAGACTTCTTATTTGCCGCTTTGTCCACAAGGGATACAAACTGTATCTGTGCATCTGAAATACTGCGTGTTTTCATTATCTCGCCCATTTTGCACCTCCATTTAAATTTTTAAGCAGTTTTGCGCCTTGCTCAGGGCAGTGCGTGACCGCACGGAACATATCGGACAAAGTTAACTTAAATTTCAGTTAACTGCACGATGGGTTACTTTTGTTTTGGGTATAAAAATAACGCCTCTTTTAAGGCGCTTATTCCTTATGGCCAGCAATGTCAGCAGCCATTTTTATTAATCCGGCAACAGCCCGAACACTTGCCAAAACCCATGCGGCTATATAGCAACCCATAGGTATCTGACCTGTATCCAGTGCATAAAGCAGTATTATGTTGAAATCATAGTATACTTCCTTTCTTATTTTGGGTATAAAATTAGCACCTTCAGCTGAACTGAAAGTGCTTAAATTATTAAAAATGTTTTAACTCAGCAATATTGCAAACAAAAGTCCACATCCGGATATTTGCTTGTAATTTCTTCAAGGGATTTTTTGAATGTTTTGCTTTTGTTAAGCTTTTCTGAAAGTTCTTCAAAAATCTCACTCATCCATTCCAAATCGCTCAGATTTAGAGTAGAAAGAAAAGAAACTATGTCGTCTTCACTATTCCCACAATAAAAAATCATTTTATTGAGAATTTTATCACGTCCTATGTCATCAAGCGGATGAAGAGTTTCTCTTTCTTTTATAAGTTCACGCAATTTTTTTTCGTTAATCTCTTGCATTTTCCCATTCATCTCCTTTTGGTTGTCTCATATTATTAGGACAAATTGTTCCCACCTGACTGTCATTAAGAAATATAACAACTTCCACATCATCAAAAACAGCTTTCTTTATAATATCATTGCCCGTGCCAAAGTTTGCGGTATATGTTCCGGCAAGTAATATTTTATTATCATCCCAATCTTTCGGAAACCATGATTGACCTATATCTGAATTAGATTTATTGCTTCCGGTCTTCTTAGTGGGATTTTTGTGATTTGGTACGCTACCTATCCTTACGCCATTTGAATATTCTTTATAAATAACCGGTTCAATGTCGGTGCTCAAAAGCTTTTCTATTCCTCTTTGACCATGACCACCTTTATCAAGACGATTAGTTTTAGTCCAATCACCTAATGAGGAATGTTCTAATCTTTCTTTGCTCACTGTCATTATACCATCATTTTTTAGTTCAGTCAACGATTTAAATACTTTTCTAGGACCGTGTTTTGTATCGACTGTTTTGTAGAGTCTCTCAAGGTCAGCGTCATTCTGAATTACTCCGCTTTCAAACAACGCCCAACGTGAATCGGAACGGAAATACTTTTTTCTTTCCTCGACTGTTTTATTTTTAAGCCAATCGCACTTAATAGTATCCTCATTAATTCCGGCTCTTGCCTTATTACGTGCGTCAAGCTCTTTTTTCCATTCATCGCCCATTTCGTCAATAGCCTGCTGCTGCAGCTTCTTGCGTTCTTCAAGAGGTAAGCCTAAAATTTCTTCGGAAGTAATGCCACGGTGAATACAATGACAGTTAATTACTTCCGCCGCCGGAAGTGCAGGGTCTTTTGGGAAATCCGCAGAACGAACCTTGCCGTCTGCACATTCTAACATAAAGCTTTTATCTGCTGAAATAATTGTACCGCTGAACTTCACATGATTCGGTCTGGGTTCAATTTTATGATTTCCCGTGTGAATCCATTCCTTATACTCGGACGCCGGACACTGCTGTATTGATTCTTCACGGGCAAAGCTGTGTGCTCTTAAAGTTTCTGTAAGCGCCGCACGTCTTGCCTTGTAAAATTCGTCTCTGATACCGCTTTCCAGAACGTCACGGGCAGTCTCCGAAATGCCTTTGCCGTTTTTCAAGCCCTTAACAAGAATATTCTCAATTTCTTCGTGAGAAGAAAGGTGCATTAGATCTGACAGCTCATAGCTCCATTGTGCTATCCAGTCGGTTGTCTTTTCGGAAATCTGTTCCACGATCAACTCCGAATCCATTTCTTTCATGTAAAAATTAGCCAGGACAGGAACATATTCCGTAAATTCATTGAAGAAAATAGGGAATAGCTTTTCCCTGATATCATTTGTTGTCTTAAATTCCTGCCATGAACCTTTAAGAAATTCCTCAAGGTCAATACCTTTCTTATCAGCGGATTCAATCAAATCCTCAAAGTCTTTTGATTGCTCCTGCAAAACCTCAGCTATTTTTTCTTCCAGTTCCTCAATATGCTTTACTGTATTTTTGGAATCTGCATAGCCTTCTTCTTTCAATCGGTCAGCAAGATCATTGTCGGCTTTGGTTATGTATGCGTCAATTGCTTTAATAAGTAACTGACATTCGGAACACATAAAATCAGCCCCCTTTGCTTTGTTTCATTAGCAGGGAGCGCACTGACTTCATTACCGCCACAATTTCATCATCGTGATTGTTTTCGGCTTTTGCAATCTGCGTTTCAAGACCGTTTAAAGCTGATTGAGTTTTACTGTAGGCAAGAGGTATATTGCCCCAATCCTCCTCAAAATCATCACTGGTCTCACCCAGAGCCTTGTACCCGATTTCTTTGGCCTTGTTAGGAGTAAGACCCCCTGCATTGTTTACAAGGGTAAGTATCTTATACAAGTCATCAGGATTGGTGATGTCCGGCTCCCTGAAATAAACTTCAACATGCTTAAAACCGTAATCATTTAACAGCTTGTTATTGATTATCCACGCAAGAGACTGTCTTTCCGGCTGAAACACCTGTTTTTCTGTTACCTCCATCGCGGTCTGAGCTGTAGCACGGTTGAAATCTGTGGTATATCCCACATACAAATCAGGCAAGCGAAAAGCCGACTGTACCTTCTTGCGGTTATTATCCAAATAGTCCTGAAACAGCTCGTCGTGCTGTAAAATATCCGCAAGACTCTTTAATTCAATATCCGGTTGTTTTTCCTCCTGCATATTTGTACTGTTTTCATTTTTTTCAGCCTCAAGAAGCAAAAAGCTATGCTGACCTGCTTCGCCTTTAATGTCGTTCATATAGGTCTGAAGCTTGTCATAGCTTTCGTCTGTCAGAGTACCGCCCTTGATAATTACCGCCATAGGAGTATGCCGACCGTTTTCAAAGTAATTGTTATTCAGATTTTCAGCCTTGCAGCTTCCGTCGACATTCAGCGCCTGACCAATCCAGCGAACCTGACCGTAAGGTCTGGAGCCGAGTTTAAACTCCAGTATCTCATTAGCCCGTTTATCAGAATCCAGCTCAGAAACATATTCGCCTGTTTCTTTATTCATAATTCGTTTGTCTCCGAACTCCTTGAAATACACGGTTTTACTACCTACTGTCTGCTTATACTTTCTGTACCGCTTTTTACGTCTTATAGCTTTTCCTTTGTAAACATATTCAACCTCAACCGACTCTTCAAACAGTCTGGATTTTTGGACGCTGGGAATGTTTTCAATAAATTCGATCTGTACCACTTCGTCCATCCCGTTTCGGATTATCTCCAGATATGCAGTTCCATAAGTTTCACGGGCGGCAATAACCTTCTCAAAAACTTCTTTTGTATCACAGTCCAATGCAAGAAGTTCCACAATATCTGAAAGTCTGTTAAATTCATCTTCAAGCTCTTCCGTGTCTGTAACATCCTCTTTATACCTAACTCCAATACCGAATCCCGCTATATTGGACTTATACGCACTAATGCACTGAGGAAGTATAGAGGAGTGTCTTGTCATATTTTCAAGACCTTTTAAGGTATAGTCTGGCTCAAGCCAGTCTGAATATCCGGAATCTTCTTTTTCTTCAAGATGTGACGGACTATCGGATTTCTTTATCTGAGCTGTTGTTTTTATAATCTCGGCACGAACCTTTCTTTTTTTCTTACTCAAGTTTTTTGCCTCCTTTCTTTTTTGAATTTAACAGGCAGACAGCATAATAAAATACAATCTGCTTCGTCTGGAGAATGACCGCCCCTTTTCTTTATGGCGTCTTTACTCTCGACTCTCTGTCTGGAATCGTCGGTCATTTCATATTTTCGGGTTGACAGCTGCGCTATTAAGTCCGCATCATCGGGAAGAATCAGTTCTACAGGTTTAGGTTTCCCGTCTTCATCATGAGGTGACAAAAGATTTCTGACTACGCTCATCATGTATGTGGTAGAATCATAATAATATGCATGTTTTATTCTCTGACCGAATTTAACGGGGAATATTCCCATTTGCTTAAAACGCTGAGGATTACTCCGCTTCATTTGTCTTAATCTGTCCACAACACCGCCGCCTACGCCGCCGTCATCTATCTTAACAGCAACAGGACGTTTATATTTAGGATATTTTTTAAGCAATTTATCATAATACATCACTATATCGTCAGCTGTCTTCATGGTATCCTGCCCCTGACGTTTGCAGACAATATCTGCCTTCTCATTTACTTTAGAACCGATTACTGTTTTATCGTCCCCGAATCTTGCAACATCACAGCCAATATGGATAAGGTCGGGTATTTCCGGTTCTTCAAAATCTTTCACAGACGATGTTGACGTTAATATCAATTCCATAGGAATGAAAACATCGTCTTCCTGTTTAGGAAATTCTCCGTCAACACGGACACGGACAAAATTTGAATCCTTCCCATATTTGCGCTCCATAGCCGCTATGTTTTCCTTGTTGGTTCTGGAGCTGTCACGGGAAGAAACTCTATGGCATTTATACAATCCTCTGTCACAGGTGTGAGAATCATAAAAAGTTCCGGAGGTCTTTGTAGGATTTCCGCACATAAGCAGCTTATTATTTGCGCCGGACAGCGTACCGAGAATCGCCTCCATAATAGGGTCGGCAACACCTGAAGCCTCGTCAACGATAAAGAGCATGTTGTCCTCGTGAAAGCCCTGCATGTTTTCAGGCTTTGTGGCTGTTCTTGCGGTGGCAAACCATCTTTCTTCATTTCCGACAACGGAAACTTTGGTTTTAGTCCATTTTAAAACCGCTTTCAAGAGCGGACTTTTTGACTGCCATTTTGAAACCTCCGCCCAGAGTACGTCATTAAGCTGCTGTTTAGTAGGAGCAGTAGCCACAACTCTTGAATACGGAAAACATGAAAGAAACCACAAGCACAAAACAGCTTCACAACCAGTTTTACCAACGCCCTGACCGGAACGTACTGTAACCTTAGGAAACTCCGCTATATCTGTAAATACCTCTTTCTGCCATTGGTCACATTCAAACTTGCAGACTTCTTGGGCGAACAGTTCGGGGGATTTACGGTATTCGGGGATTTTTTTCTTAAAAGCTTTTATAAGCCTGTGGTATTTATTCTTCCTGTTCATTTTCATCTTCTCCGAGAAGTGCGTCTATCCAAGCTTCGGCCATACTGCTTTCGGCTGTTTCGCTGCTGCCTAGCATTTCCCTTAATTCACGAACTGCCGAAACATCAGGCAGAGCCGTTTTCTTAATATGCTTTACTTTTTTTCTTCCCTTACCGTCAACCGTGATTTCTTCTTCTGAATATTCTCCGCCGGATGCTGCCAGTATCAATGCTTTTTGAAGCTCGGCTTCTACAAGGTCGGGATTTGACTGTATAAACTCGGCAAACTCCTCATTGCGTTTTTTAAATTCATTGATTAATCTATCACGCTGCGGCTTGCTGTCTGTTTTTAAAAACTCATTATACAAGCTCTTTATACTATTTAAATTTCCGCCTTTTATCCTTTTCTGACTGACCTCATATTCATCAATTCCTTCAAGCAGAGATCTAATGCTTTTTTTATTTAATGCGCCCAAAATACCACGTCCTTTCACGGTATAAAAATAAGGGCAAATTATGCCCTTTTAAGCGATTTTGTTTTTACCCCTATAATTTCACCAATAATTTCTTAAAACGGTTTTCAAGAGGGTCTGAATCGTTTTCTAACGCATATTTCATTTAGATATGCTTCGCCATTCGGCAATTCAGTTTTAAAAAGCCGTTTTTATATATTCCGCTGCGCCGATCGGTACGGGACGCATCAACCGTACTTCAGCATAACGCAGGGATTTTTAAATAAGTTCAATAGGAAGTGTGACCTTATGTTTTATTCCGCAGATAGATATCACAGTCTTTGCACGCCTCTGACGAATATCGATCGAAGCATATTCTCCTCCGTATTTTCTCAGAGGTCCTGACATTATCATCTTTCTTCCGTCAACAGTTACAAAAACCCTTGACGGTTCTATAGGCTTACCGTTATTCCAGAGCCAATTGATAAACGGGATTTCATTTTCACGTATTGCCTGCGGTTTTCCCTTTCCGATAAAATTTATAACTCCATCGGTATTTTTAACCTTATAATAATCTTTTTCCGTTATGGATTTATCCGATTCAAGAAATATGTATCCGGTAAATACAAGCTTCTTTTCCAATCTCCACGTGCCTCCACGGCGTATGCTCATAAGCTTTTCGGGAATTTTAATATTAAATCCAAGTCTTTTTAACAAAACTCCGGAGGAAAGCTCACAGCCTGTTTTAGTCTGAACAACGTACATCATAGCTTTTCTTCCTCCTCTTTTAAAAATTCTTTGACTTGTCTGTATAATTCAGGGCGTTTTACCGCCATGGCATCGAATATCATGGTTTTAAACTGATCCGCTCCGTTTTCAAGAAGCTCTTTGGACTTTAGATCGGCGTTACGTTTATATGCTGCCGCTCTGGTCAGTGAAACTGCCGATTTGACTAGAGTATCAAAATCCTTTGATTTTATTTCCTCTGACGGTATCTGACTTACAGCGTCCAGTACCTGACTGCTTATGATTCGAAGTATACCCTCAGCCATATCAATATCGGGGTATCTGTTGATTTCTTCCATCAGCGCTCTGAAATTTTCCTGAGAAACTCTCAATCTTTCAAGAGACTCCCTGAAATGCTTTACATATCTGTGAACGCTGCCTATTGATATCTCTGTTCCGGTATCCTTTATGTAGTCCACGATTTCACGATAGGTAAAACCGGCACGTATCATCTCATCTACAGTCTCTTTAATATCAGGCTCAAGACCGTCAATAATACTGTGTCTTCTGTTTCCGAGAGTGTTCATATCACACCTCCTACAGCTCAATACAGTCGTCTGTCTTTTTACCTACCAGAACACGCACACCTTCGGCAGTAAGTTTTGCCGACAGACACTTAAACGGAGCGTCCGCAAGAGTTGTCGGTTTTCCGTTATCCGTATTTCTCAGCTTTACATATCCGCTTTCATACAGATAATCAATGCTTCTGACAATCTCATATTCCTCCAGATCTGAAAGAACATATTTGATTTCAGTTAATTTTTTGAAATCTCCTGCAAGTATGTTCAGCATTTGCAGAATACGTCCGTTATTAACAAAGAAATTACCGTTTTCAATTTCCTGTTTTAATTTATCCGCTTCATAATTCATTGTTTTGAATCTCCTTTGATTTCCAGTAATACGCTCATAATTTTATCCAGTTGTCTGCGTGTATTATCCTGCTCTCTAAAAAAATCCTCACGGGTAATATAGTCTGCTTTGACTTGTGCTATATCTTTTTTACATTCGTCAAGCTCGCTGCGCTTTATGAATTTTTCTTTCATATCTGATATATTTTGTTTGCATATATCCAGTTCTGAAATGGTTCTTTTAAGAAAAAATGCAACAACGCCTATTCCGCATGTCAAAGCAAGCTGAACTATATTTGTAAAAACATCTGTATTCATGGTATCCTCCTTCCTATAAATAAAAATACGTACTGTATAACCTTGACTATAATTATACAGTACGTATTTAACTTTGTAAAATCACATTCTTCACTTTTTTGCTTCCCTGTTAATTTTATTTTTTAACTTTATTATAAGACAAAAAATACATTGTGTATAATAATAGATACAATTATACATAATGTATTGCGAATTATATAATTACATTTTTTCTATTAATTACTTTTATTGATATTATGCAAATAGATAAATTTAAAATTGTACATTTGGTAGAATTTGTTAAATTTTGTTGATTTATATATTTTATCGTGATATGCTATATATAGATATTATTTGTTATAAATTTTCAAGAAGAAGGTATTTACAATATGAGTTATGAAGAATTATCTATAAATGGATTTATTCAGGAGATAAAAGATGTTTCAGACGGTCATCATCCAAGAAAATTTTGTTTTGTTCTCGGCGCCGGTGCATCCATATCATCCGGAATAAAATCAGGTCAGGAGCTTGTAGATATATGGGATGATAAACTGCGGATACGCAATAAAAGCAGCTACCTCAAGTGGCGGTCAGAATATGGGATCACCGATGAAAATAAATACAGTTTTTACAGTCAATATTACGAACATTATTATAAAAGACATCCCAAAGACGGATATAACTTTCTTGAAAAATTAATGGAGAATGCTATTCCCAGCGCCGGATATGTAATATTATCGTATCTGCTGTCTCAAACTAAAAACAATGTTGTTATAACTACAAATTTTGATCACTTGACTGAAGACGCCATTAACTATTATACTCAAACCATGCCCATGGTAATAGGTCACGAATCTTTATCTCACTATATATCAAAACCAATTAACAGACCGACCGTTATTAAAATACATAGAGATTTATTATTTGATCCTGCAAATACTGTTAATGAAGTTGACAAGCTTCATGATAACTGGAAAAAAGCGCTTAATACTATTCTATCAGAATATCACCCTATATTTATAGGATATGCCGGAAATGATAACAGCTTAATGGATTTTTTAATAGAACAAGGAGAGGCGTTTGCCGACAACAGGTTATGCTGTCCATATTGGATGCTTTACGGCAATGAAAAACCCGATGGAAAAGTACACGATTTCTTAGAAAAATCCAACGGATATTTTATACAGCATAATGGTTTTGACGAGGTCATGTTTTTAATTGGACGTGTTTTAAAAATAAAAATGCAGTCTAAAGAAGATTTTCTTAAGAAAGCGGAAAATAGATTTAAAATACTAAGTGATTCTATAGATAATTTTACAAATAAGTTAATGAAAGACAATTCATCATCTGCTGCTGATAATTCAACAGTGTCTGAAGAAATAAAAGAAGCTGTACAATACGTAACAAGCCAAACTGACTTGCAAAATATGTATAAGGAGGTTGTTTTGTCATATCGTGAAGGAAATTATGATGACGCTGTTTCAACTTGTAAAAATCTGATAAACCTGGCTCCTGATAATTCACGATATCATAACACTTTTGGTATTATACTATATAAAATGAAACATTATGCTGAAGCTATTACCGAAAAGCAAAAAGCTGTTGAATTAGAACCTGATAATGCAAGATATCATGATTCACTTGGTATAACATTGCATGCACTGAAACGTTATGATGAAGCTCTTATTGAAACTAAAAAAGCTGTTGCATTAGAGCCTGACAATGCAAGATATCGCAATTCCCTTGGTGTAACATTGCATGAACTGAAACGTTATGATGAAGCTCTTGACGAATACCATAAAGCTATTGAATTAGAGCCTGACAATGCAGAATATCGAGATGCCATCGGTATCACACTTGGTTGTATAAAGCGTTATGACGAAGCTTTTGTCGAACATCGAAAAGCTATTGAATTAAATCCTAATATTGCCAAATATCATAATAATTTGGGAGTAACATTACATGAAATGAGACGTTATGATGAAGCTCTTGTTGAATTTCAAAAAGCTGTTGCATTAGAACCAGATAATAAAATGTATCGTGAAAACTATGATAAAACAAAAGAAATCTGCGACACTCAAAAAATAAAGATATTCAACATGTATAAGACAAACAACAAATTAAGGTAGAACAAGTAAAGCACTCGTGTCTTCTTATTAAGAAGATTGAGTGCTTTGCTTTTTTTGCTTTTAAATTTATTTCAAAATAATTTTTTGATAATAAGTTACAATTTTTTATATATAAGTTTGTATAATTGGTAAATTTTGTTATTAATATGTTGATTTTATAGGAAATTTATGATAATATAATTATAGATATACTGATATTAATTAATTCTATTTAAATATTTGAGGTGAATTTATGAAAAAAGATTTATTAAATTTAATAAACGATATAGATAATATTGAATCAAAATTTTATGTTCATAATAATCGAAAATTTATATATGATATTGGTGAATTTATTAAATGGAAGCAAAATTTAATTTATGAATTAAATTCTATTTGTGAAAGCGTTAACGATACTTTCATTTGTAATACCTTAACATTATTACAAGACAAATTTGAAGGATATAAAGATGAAAAAGAATTTTATGAATTAAGCGGTTCCCTTATAGCAATCAAAAACAATATAAATAAATATTATCCTGAAGAAGAAAAAACAATATCCAATAAAAATAAAAAATTAACCTCAAAAAGTTCCAAAATCTTTATAAGTCATGCAAGCCAAGATAAAAATTATGTCATTAAACTGGTCGAATTACTAGAAAATATTGGTATACAGCAAGAACACCTCATATGTTCATCTATTCCTGAATATGGAATACCATTAAGTAATGATATTTATGATTATTTAAAGAAACAATTTCAAGAACATGATCTTCATATTATTTTTGTTCTTTCTGACAATTATTATAATAGTCCTGCATGTTTAAATGAGATGGGAGCTGCTTGGATGTTACAAAATAAATATACTATTATTTTACTTCCAGAATTTGAATTCAAGGAAATTAAAGGTGCTATAAATCCTAGGCAGATTGGTTTAAAATTATACGGAAATTCAACAGATGTCAAAGAAAGATTGGGTGAATTAAAAAATAATTTAATACAAGAATTTAAGTTACCACAAATGTCAGAGGCTCGTTGGGAAAGAAAACGTGATGATTTTATAAATAAAATAAACACGCAAATTTTAATGGAATGTTTCTAAATAATATTTAGTATTCTATTCACTTTAATGTGGAGGTAATTTATGTCATTAATCAAATGTCCTGAATGTGAAAAAGATATTTCAAACAAAGCAACATCTTGCCCGAATTGCGGATGTCCGTTGAATAATTCACAGTCTCAATCGTCAACACCTGTTTTTAAAGATGGCAACAATAAAAACTCAACACAATTTTACAACTGCCACAAGTATATTCCAATAAAAATAATAGCAGTTATTGTTTGTATAGTTGTAGCAGTTTGTATTGTGATTATTTATTTTAACAACAAAAAACCGTCTGATGTAAGTGATGAGATGTATAATTTCGGTATAGAAGCACTTGAAGTGATAGATGATTACCTTGATAATGAAATAGATAGTCAAGCCACATATAAAAAACTATCTAGCATTGATTCTAACGCTACCCAATATTATAACACTAAATCTAATGGCGAATTTCTCAATGATAAAACTATATTTTATTCTATCTTGCTACTTACCTCAGGATTAAATGAAGATACAGTAGATAATCTAAGACTATTAGAAAATCGCAATGCCTTAGCTAAAGCTATTGATAAAGATGAAAGAACCGAATAAAATCATAACTTCAAAAAGTCCGAACATTATTTTGCATGTTCGGACTTTTCCTTATTCCAATTCCAACTGACCCTCAAGAGGCATATTTTTGATTATTTTAAGCTTTTCAGATGTTATCTCCCTTATTGTTTTCGTAGATAGGTTATATTCAAGAGCAAGCTCTCTATAGTTATATCCGTTAAATCTACCGCATATTTCAGCATTTCTGCTGATTTTCATAAGCGTATCCGCTTTACAGACGTAAATCTGTCCTCCGCCAAAATATCTTACAAGCTTTTTATACGATTCAATTCCTATCAGTTCTGCAATCTCACGCTGTTCTCCGTTAAGCTGCTCTAAAGCAATTCTGTCAATGCTCATTATTAATACCGGCTTTCTTTTCGGCAGAAGCAACATACTTTTTCAAGGTATCAATTAACTTAATGCCTTGCTTAACCGTAACCATTCTAAAAGGATTATCACAATATGGATTGATATCCATATCTATAATTTTCTTTACTGCACCTCTCATGCGTTCCGCAGGAGAAGCAGAAGACGGAGCTATTTCTTGCAGTTTGTATATAAGCGACCACGCTTTTTTCTGCTGTGCTTCAGACATTTTACCCGGCGGTACATCAATGGGTTTTTTATTTTGCTTTTTACCCGTACCTTCCATACGACTAAGCTCCGACTGAACTCTTGCAGCTTCATAGTTTGTAAGTCCTTTAATAGATTCTTTTCCTGTTATACTGTAAACCAGCTGATGAAGATTATCTTCACGATTATTCTGATTTATGCCGAGTTTTGAACCCAGTGCATATATAGCACGTATCTGAGGTGCAGTTGCCATAAAATATTACTCCTTCCTTTTTAAACGGTAATCCTTATTTATATCTTTAGGAATATTGATTTTCATCGCCATTTCAGCAATTCGACCGCCTATAGCCGGATTTATTTTATATATCTCATCAATCATACGTTCAGATGAAATAATAGTGCATAATGAATTGCGATCACGATAATCCAGTATTTGAAAAGCTAAACGTATGTCAGCTTCAGTTGCGTTTGTTTTAAACAAATCATCAATGTAAAGAACATCAACAGTCTGATATCCTAAAATCAATGTCTTATATTCCGGATCGTTAACCTTTGCTTTAAGAACGGGGGAGTCATCTTCCCACAAAAGATACCTCACGGATTCTCCGAATTTTAGTAATTGCCCTGCAATCGCAGTACATATATGAGTTTTTCCGCAGCCATTCTGACCTCCAATGAAAAACCACTTGCCTTTAAATGACTTTACGAATTTGACCGCTTCCGATTTTATATGCTGCTGAAAACTTTGATTTGCTTCAAAAGAAGAAAATGTCTTTTCTTTGATGCTTCCTGCTAGACCGGAATTCTTAAGACGTATCAGTGCTTCACGCTTTTTCATGCAGTCGCAAGCAATCATTGATTCATCACCATTTATAATTTTCATAAAATATCCACGATTCAAGCATTTCTTACAGTCATATCCGGTAAGATTACCGGAAAGACTATTGTAAGAATCAACCTTTTGTTTTAGATATTCATCATAAGTAAGTACCGAACGCTTGATTTGAGGTATTACTTTCGTTATCTGTTCCATCCTCATCTTCCCATCTTCGGTTATTTAAATATGTTGCCGGATACGGCATATATTGTCTATTTTCTTTTTTCCAATTATAATTATTTTTTTGCTTTTCAAGTGTACTTAAAATGGTATTAAAGAGCTTCTCGCTTGGATTAAGTTTCTTAAAAGCTTTTCTAGCCTTAATTTTATCTAACCTTCTGGGATATGCTTTCCAGAAAGCATCAAACATTTCATCAATGTCCATATACTGACCTACCTTGTTTATGAAGTATTTCCGTAGCTTCACTGTACTGTTTTTCATGAGAGTATTCAAAGCATATTTCACTGTCAGAAACTTGTTTATTATGTTTGCTGCAGTAAAGGTTATCTGTTCCGCATGAATACAGGCAGTTACTGCAATTTTCAGTTATATTATTCATATTTATCAATCCTCGTCATCATTTTCCACATCCTCAATGATTTTAAAAAACTCGCTGGCTTTCATCTCAATAAATCCCCGTGGGGTTTTGACCTTAGTGCTTCGGTTCATGCAGTCTATACTGCAATATAACTTTTCTCCTACATGAAACAATCTGGTTCTTGACGAATATGATGGATCAACAAAGAAAAATGAAACGTGCGGCTTATGTACTTCCTTTATTTCCAATCCAGTCCACGCTTTGCCTATTTTACTTGTTTTCTTAAACGCTGCAAGTCCGTCATCACCGTCCTTCTTCAGTTGATTGCCATACTTTTCCCTATTCTCCTGATTATTGTCAATCCATAATGCTCCTCCGAAAACAGCATAATGTTCAGTATGTATATTATTTTCCTCAATAAATTTCTTGACCGCTTTTCTGCAAACTTCATCAGCTTCAAGATAGTCAAAATATTCTTTATAACGACTGCTTTGTTTTGTAATTTCAAAATACTGTTCCATAGTACCGATTCTCTCCTTTAATCGTTTTTATCATTTGATTTCTCATCATACTCCTGCTTGGTGATGGGTCGAACATACTTTTTATCTACGCAGGCAGAATTAGCTGCAAATTCAATTTGACGTTCTATAAAGTCACTATTTAATTCATTTATAATAATGTTTTTGCACTCACAATAACCTATTTCCATATATCCGACTGATCCCTTACCACCCCATAAATCCGAATTGTGAACTTCGAAATACATATGAACTTCCACATTGATCAGCGGATCTACAGGGATTCCATTAACTTTAGTCATTATTTATTCCTTTCTCTGCATCTTCACGGGTACGAAATACAGTATTTTCATAATCACTCCAATCATTATTCCATACTGTAAAAGTAGTGTTATCCGAGAAAATAACCTGTATAAATTCTTTGTGAACCTTAATTCCGTCAATTTTCATTTGTTTTATTTCGTTTGGCAATACATAATGAATATATACTGTATCTCCAATTTTACAAGGCAACTCAACAATCAGGGATTTATCTTTATAGCAGTCATGTCCTTCTAGGTGTTCAAATTCTTCACCAAGCGCTTTATCTAACACGGTTTCCGGCACACCTGATTTTATTGCATATTTTTTGCATATTTCGCAATGATAACAATTCTTACACTTTGGCATTTTCAGCCCTCCTGTTTACACAAAAAATCTTCAAATTTACAGGTACATTCTGCACATAATTCTATATGCCAATCGCTATATGAATACCCGTCAGGATTACCGTTAAGTATTTTTCGCATAAAAATTTTTCTGAATCGTAACCCCTTTATCCGTGCTGTCCACCCACGATATTCTATATATTTTCCACACCTATCACAAACTCTAATAGTTTTAATCGCCATTTTTAGCCTCCCATTTCATGCCTATCTCCAACAGCAAAAGGATTTGGACGATATGATAATTCAAGTTTTAAAGCATCCACTCGCTTTTTCAATCGCTTGTTTTCCGCTTTCATTTTAGCTACTGGGCATTTGTCATTTTCGCATTTAATACCTTTGATATAATCCTCGCAAATTGCACATGGTTCATTTTTATTTGCCATTTTCAGTCCTCCACATACATGTTAAGATCATCATCAATAACTATAGGCTCATCACCAGTAAATGTGATTTTCATTTTTTTATCTTCGTCTGCCTCAACTATCATTACGCAATTTTTCAAAATTGCAACTGCCTTATCACCCGGCTCTAATTTTTGATTTTTATTTTTCTCAGCATATTTTTCACAAAATAAATTAAATGCTTCTATTGTATTAATCATTTTCTTCTCCTTTCAGTAATTCGGGATTGTCAAAAATATTACCTATTATTTCGCATTGATTACCATCAATGTTATTTCCAAAATCAACTGTAAATGTATCAAATTCTACAATAAACATTGCACCATCATTATCAAATTTTACAATTCCATATTCATCATCTGATATGTTAGGATTTTCAACTGTAACTATATCACCATCAAAAATCTTAACGTTGTTCTTATCGTTCAGACCTGTATATTGTCCTACTGTTTCGGGGATAACACAAAATAAATTTCCATAGCCATCCGTTATGTAAGTTGTTTCTCTGACCGCCGAACGTGAAAGCCAATATGATCCTTCAAACCATTCACTACTATCAACACGCTTACCCCTGAACAATATTTCTCTATTCATCTTTCAAGACCTCATTTCATATCCGGCAAAATTTGAACACCAGTAACATAATAAATAAATGTCTTTCCGTCATCGGTAACATGATAATAATCTTCACTGCTTTTTTTCATAAAACCGATTTCAACCAGTTTGTCAAGTTCTGCTTTGTCTCTTTCTCCAGCATTATAATAATTGCGATATGGCTCATACTTGCGATGTTTTGTACCTTTTACTTTTCGGTCGTCAAACCCAATTGCATGTTTCATCATGTCAATCTGATTATATGTAACATGTTGATATTTGTTATAGTCAACCATCTTTCAATACCTCCTCAACTTCATCGGCGTGTTTCCATTTACACATACCTGTTTCTTCATAAACAAAACTACAATCATTACACGAATCACATTCCATGAAACAAACATCTTCATTTAGTTCACTAATTTTATAGATTTCTTCAAATGCTAATTTCAATAATTCTTTCAACCGCTTGTTTTGTTTTTCGGTTGTTTTACACCTATCCTCAGCATCTTTGAACCGATTGTAATATTCAATATTGCTGTTTTGGATTTCTTCATTTTGTTTATTTAGTTTTATATTTTCTTCCAATGCTTTAATAGCCACGTCAATCGCCTTAATATCATAAGCAAACACGGAATCAGGCTCATCATTTTCAGCAAAACCTTCACGGTCACGCTTTAAGTCATTTAATTGTTCTATGGCTTCTTTAACCGTCATTTTTATCTCATTCATGGCGTT